CAACGGCTGGCGCTGACTGACCGCCTGCCACCGCCGATAAGCACCGACCCGACGTGGTTTGAATGCCGTATGTGCGCCGGCCATGACTTTTGCCACGGAAGCAAAACCACAAAGCAGGTCAACTGCCGTACCTGCGCCCATATCACACCATTGTCTGATTCAACCTGGCACTGCGCCAAGTGGGACGCCATCGTGCCGCTAGACGCCCAGCATACAGGCTGCGAGAGCCACGTTATCCATCCTGACCTTGTGCCTTGGAAGCGGATGGAAAGTTTTAGCGAGTGGGTGGCAATCTATGAGATCAATGGGCAATCTATTGCCAATGGCGAACCTGACGAAGGCGTTTACGCCAGCAAAGAACTGTTAGCTAACACCGCCGCCTGCGTGGCTGCTGACCCGCAGGTCATGGCGCTGCGGAAAGAGTGGGATGGGAGGGTAGTGGGGTGAGTGTTTCATCAAGCCTTGAAATAACGTATAATCAAAACATGAAAACATATTACGTTTACCTTCACACACGCAATGACACCGGCAAAGTTTTTTACGTTGGCAAAGGTCGAGGCAGACGCGCTTGGTGGAAAAACGGAAGAAATAGACATTGGCATTTTGTGGCTAAAAAGCATGGGTATGAGGTGCATATTTGGCGTGATGAATTGACCGAGGTTCAAGCATTTGAAATTGAAAAAGAACGTATTTCTTTTTACGGAAGAAATAACTTGTGCAATTACACCGATGGTGGAGATGGAACTTCTGGAACTAAAAAAACTGAAGCTCAAAAATTGCATATGAAAGAAAAAATGATTGGACGCAAATTTAGCGAGCAAACTTTAGAGCAAATGAAAATTGCAGCCAGTCAAAGATCAAAGGAAACAAGACAAAAACAAGCTGATGCAATACGTGGAAGAAAACATAGCAAAGAACACAAACAAAAAATATCTGCGGCAGGAATTGGAAGAATTACAACGGAAGAAACCAAGAAAAAAATATCAGATGCTCATAAAGGAAAACCAAAATCAGCAGAAGCTGTAAAAAAAATGGCTCAATCAAAATCAAAACAAGTTATGTGTTTAACCAATAACACAATTTATGAATCACAAAGAGAAGCAGCGCGTCAATTGAATTTAAAAAGTTCACACATTAGCGCCGTTGTAAATGGAAAAGCGCATCAAACCAAAGGGTTTGTTTTTGTATCGGTGCAATCATGAAATTGCGCGAATATCAAACTCGCGCACTGGAAATGCTTTACGCATGGTTTGAAAAAAATTCAACCGGCCATCCGGTGCTAAATATGCCTGGAGGTTCTGGAAAATCTGTGGTCATTGCATCGTTAGCTAAAGATGCTTTGCAAAACTGGCCGGAAACAAAAATTTTGATGCTAGTGCATTCCAAAGAATTGATTTTGCAAAATGCTGACAAGCTACGCAAGCTGTGGCCGAATGCACCGCTTGGTGTTTACAGCGCCAGTGTTGGAAGGCGTGACCTTGGAGAGCCAATTACGTATGCTGGCATTGGATCAGTCGCTAAACGTGCAAAGCAGTTGGGACACATAGATTTGTGCATCATTGATGAAGTTCATTCCGTTTCAACGGTGGAGAGTGGCATTTACCGCAAGTTGATTTCTGACTTGTTGACGATAAACCCTTCCATGAGAATAGTGGGTTTAAGCGCCAGCCCGTACAGGCTTGGGCAAGGCATGATTACCGAGGGCAAAGACGCAATATTTACAGAAATTTTAGAGCCGGTAAGTATTGAAGAATTGGTTTTCAAAACGCACCTTGTACCGCTTCGCTCAAAAATTACGCAACATCAATTAGAAACTGAAGGCTTACACAAGAGAGGCGGCGAATACATTGCGGCAGAAATGGAAGCCAAATTTAACACCAACGACCACAATAGCGCAGTGGTGAAAGAAATAATTGATAAAGCAAGCAACCGATTGCATTGGTTAATTTTTTGTTCTGGTGTTGCTCATTCTGAAGCGGTGGCCGAATGTTTGCGCGTTGCTGGCATTGCCGCTGAATCATTGGATGCCACGCATAATAAAGCGGAACGTGAGCGTAAATTGTCTGAATTTGAATCAGGCAAATTACGTGCGTTGTGCAACGTAGGAATTTTGACAACTGGCTATGATTTTCCTGCGTTAGATTGCATTGCATTTTTACGGGCCACTGCATCGCCTGGGCTTTATTTGCAATGTGCGGTTCGCGGGATGCGACCATCACCCGGCAAAACGGACTGCCTAGTGTTGGACTTTGCAGGCGTGGTCGAGCAACATGGCCCCATCACCGCAGTCAGACCGCCACCAAAAAAGGGCGACAAACAAGGCGAAGCGCCGGTAAAAGTATGTGACCATTGCCAAGAAATCTGCGCCTTGAGCGTGAGGGTTTGCCCCGCCTGTGGTGAGGCATTCCCGGAGCCGGTGAAGCCAGCCTTGAAACTGCACAATCTTTGCATCATGGGCGTAGAGGGCGTGGACATGGAAGTGACCGCCTGGACGTGGCGGAAACACATCAGCCGCGCCAGTGGCCGTGAAATGCTCTCATGCACTTTTTACGGCGGCCTGTCAGACCCGCCAGTAATCGAATACTTGGCAGTGACTCACGACGGATACGCAGGCGAAAAAAGCAGGCGCCTACTGGCCGACATTGCCCATAAGGCTGGCGTGACGCTGGACTATGCCGCCGTTGACCTGCATCAGATGGCCCAGCAGATGACCGAGGGGACGCCACCGGCACAAATTGAGCATAAAAAAGAGGGAAAATTCTTCACCGTACTTAAAAGGACATTTTTATGAGACATCCCGAGCCCCCCAGCGTGATTTACTACCGCGCCACCATCAAGGCAGAGCCGCCGATGGTCTGCACCACTTGCGATAACTACCGCCCCGATGGCATATGCTCAGAATTCGGTGAAGCCCCGCCTGAAGCGTTCGCTAGTCAACCTGGCGAGTGTTCATTGTGGGTACTCGAGGTGCCTTTTTAACATGGAGTCCGAACATTTACAGCAGGTGCGCCTGGTTAGCTGGTTCAGGCGCAGCTATCCTGGCGTGAAAGTCTTTGCTATCCCCAATGGCGGGGCTAGATCAGGCCCACAAGGTGCCAACTTGAAGGCAGAGGGGGTTAGCCCTGGGGTGCCTGACCTTTTCGTGCCTGAGTGGCTGCTATGGGTGGAACTCAAACGTGAGAAGGGCGGCGTGGTTTCGCCAGTACAAAAGGACTGGATAGCGTACCTGGAGAGTATCGGCCACCGCGTGATTGTGGGGCGGGGCTTTGAGGATGCCAAGCGCCAGATAGAAACAATAAAGCCAGCTTGCTAGGCTGGCTTTAATTTACAGGTTAAGTATCAGGGCCATGAGCCCGGCCACTATGGCGGCGGCTAACATTCACCTTCTCCCTTACACGTGCCACACGTAGTACCCTCATGCATACCCTCACCAGACCCGCTACAGGCAGGGCAGATACCGGGCTCTGAGTCGTCCGGGCCATCATCGGCCATGAGTCGGGCTTGGTCACGCGCATCATCGCGCCAGTCGTCATAGTCGATCATGCTGTCACCTCATTGGTGTTTAGAACCTGTTTGCCCACAATGTCTGACATGTGGAATAGTTCTACAGTGCAGGGATACCCGCCATTGTGCAAGCCATGCGCCATGTCAAAAGCCAGTTTTTCGGCACGTTTACGGTCTGACGGGCTTGTAATGTCATAAGCAAATACCCGAATTTGCTTATTGGTTTTTTGGTCAAATACAGAATAGCAACTCATGGTTTCATACTCCAAAAGTAATAAATAAATGGTAAACCCCATACGGCGGCGCCGATAAGACCCTGCGCGAGAGTCCACAATAGTTTTTTCATGCTGCTACCTTAATCCGAATAACCTTTGCCATGGTCTTACCATGCGCTGGGTATGCAATCACAGGGATTGATTTATCGTAGCAAGCACGGCATCCGTTGCATTTACCGTTATTCTCATATGCTCTGCACAAAGTAACCATATCGGGGTTAACCCGAGAATCAGGCACGATAACTGAACCATGTAGGCCGGGAATATATACGCCGATAATTGAATCGGATGATGGTCTGACCATTACATTGTCTAATTGGGACATCTCGCGCAGTACCATTTGGAATTTAGGGAATTTGTGCATTCTGGTTGGCAACCAGTGTTTGCACCATGGAGTGCGACGCATAACTTCGCAAATCTTTTCAGCCAGTGCAAGTGAGTACATATCGCCAGAATCAAACCAGCGAAAGTGTTTATCTCTAGTCAACTCAGCAACCATATCGTCAACCCATTCCATACGCTCCCAATCGATGCGGTTGAATTCGCGCGGGGCTTTGACTACTCCCATCACATAAAAGCCTGTAGTCGCATAGCAACCCTTGCAAGCGTCAACCAGTACGCCGGGTGATTCGATTGAGCCGGGACAAGTGTCCAAGGCTTGAAGACTCCATGAACGGATGCCGTCAAGTTTGGATGTGACGCTGATCTTTGGGCCGGATTTGTGTTCCATAGTTTTCCTAGGTTAATTGTTCGATGTCGGATGACATCACATAGCCCACAGAATGGGCTACAGGATGTGATCAGATAGATTTCACCGCGCCAGCTGCCGCGCGTAGCTGGTTGACGACAACGTAATAATCGTCATATGAAATGCCAGCAGCATCCGGTGTAATGGTTACGTTGTTGTCGTAATCCAGCATGATG